CTGGCAAAATAAAGTGCGGCGAGTGTGGCAGTGTATTCAAACGAAGAAGACACTACAAACCAAGCGGAGAGTACATTGCTTGGTGCTGCAATCGCCATATCGAGGATAATAATTCCTGCTCACTGAAATACATTACAGACGAGGGCATCAAGGCAGCATTTACTACGATGATGAACAAACTGGTCTTTGGGGAGCAAGTGATTCTAAAGCCGCTTCTTCACAGCTTGCAGGGTTTTGACGATAAGAACAGGCTCCTGCAAATACAGGAATATGAAACCAAGCTGGAAAAGAATATGGAACAAAGGCAGGTGCTGACAAGTCTTATGGCGAGTGGCCTTTTAGAACCTGCACTTTTCAATAAGGAAAACAATGCCCTCACAGTCAAAGAACAGCGATTGCAGGAAGAAAAAAGACAGCTGATGACTTCGGTCAGCGGTGATAGGACAAAGGTAGATGATTTGGAGAAACTCATCAAAGCCATATCCTCCGGCAGAATGCTGACAGAATACGAGGATGAGTTATTCCTTGCCCATGTTGCTGGAATCACAGTGCTTTCAAGAGAAGAGATTGTATTTGAACTGAAATGTGGACTTAGATTAAAAGAAAGGCTGGTGGGATAATGGCACATACACCCTACGGATATAAGATTGTAAATGGTAAAGCAGAGGTTGATGAAGAACAGGCAGAAGGGGTCAGAAAGCTGTTTGATGGCTATATTGCAGGGCTTGGATTAAAGCCTGCGGCAGAGAATGCAGGTCTTGAGATTTTTCATGGCAGTGCAGGCAGAATGCTTCGAAACACGCATTACCTTGGCGATGAATATTATCCTGCCATCATCGACAGAGAGCGTTATGACAAGGCGGAAGAAATTAGAATGTCGAGGGCATCTTCCTTGGGCAGGGTCAGAGAATTGCAGGCTGCACCAAAGCCAGTGGCGGATACAAGGTTTACCCTGTCCCCTGTTGAGAGAAAATTTGCAGATCCATTTGAACAGGCAGAATATGCCTACAGCTTAATTGAAAGTGAGGTGACGATACATGAATAAGAGTATCACAGTTATCCCGGCACGAAAGCGTGTGGGAAATACCGTAAATAAAGAAGTAAAGCCGAAACTCAGAGTCGCAGCGTACTGCCGAGTTAGTACAGACAGCGATGAGCAGGCTACCAGTTATGATGCACAGGTAGAACATTATTCTAATTTCATACAGAAAAATGAGGAATGGGAGTTTGCCGGGATATTCGCTGACGATGGCATCTCCGGCACCAATACCAAAAATCGTGAAGAATTCAACCGTATGATTGAAGAGTGTATGACGGGCAGTATTGATATGATAATTACAAAGTCCATCAGCCGATTTGCCCGTAACACCTTGGACTGCCTTCGCTACATAAGACAGTTAAAGGAAAAGAACATCCCCGTGTTTTTTGAGAAAGAAAACATCAACACAATGGATTCTAAGGGAGAGGTGCTGCTGACCATTATGGCAAGCCTTGCACAGCAGGAATCGGAGTCCTTAAGCAAAAATGTGAAGATGGGGATGCAGTTTCGATTTCAGAAGGGAGAGGTGCAGGTCAACCATAATCGCTTTATGGGATATACCAAGGACGAAGATGGACACCTTATCATTGAGCCTGCCGAGGCAGAAATCGTCAAACGAATTTACCGAGAGTACCTGCAGGGGGCAAGCCTAAAACAAATCGGAGACGGCTTGATGGCGGATGGCATTCTAACGGGTGCAGGAAAACCAAAGTGGCGTCCTGAATCTGTGAAGAAAATTCTGAAAAACGAGAAGTACATCGGTGATGCTCTTCTGCAAAAGACCTATACCGTGGATGTCCTTACCAAAAAGCGAGTGAAGAATAACGGCATCGTTCCGCAATATTATGTAGAGAACAGCCACGAAGCGATTATCCCCCGTGACCTTTATATGCAGGTGCAGGAAGAAATGCTCAGAAGATCCAATCTTCACAGCGGTGCGAACCGAAAGAAACGAGTCTACAGTAGCAAATACGCACTTTCCAGTATTTTGTATTGTTCGAAATGTGGAGATATTTATCGAAGGATTGCTTGGAACAATCATGGAAAACGCTCCATGGTATGGCGATGTGTAAACCGTGTAGAGCATGGCCCCGACTGCTGCGATGCACCAACCGTGAAGGAAGAAGAATTACAGAATGATGTAGTAAAGGCAATCAACATGGCTCTTGGTGGTAAAGATGATATGATTGCCGCCTTAGAAGAAAATATAGCGATGGTGCTTGCTTTGGAAGATGAGACTTCGATGGAAAGCATCGATGCCAAGCTGGAAGAGTTGCAGCAGGAGCTTCTGAAACGAGCCAATGCAGGACAGGATTACGATGACCTTGCCGATGAGATAGACAGCCTGCGTGAGAAGAAGCAAGAGGTCATGGCGGACAATGCCGAGCGAGAAGGACAGAAACAGCGAATTGTGGAAATGCAGCAGTTCCTTGCTGGGCAGACGGAGCAGATTGAAGAATATGATGAAAGCATGATCAGAAGAATGGTGGAGAAGATAACGGTTTATGAGGATAAATTCACGGTTGAATTTAAGTCTGGGACGAGTGTGGATGTGGAAAGATGAGATAATACTGCCAGACAGCCCCTTACAGAAAATGTAGGGGGTATATGTATATTTTATAAAAATCAGATATTTAAAACGATGAGTTTTTTGTCTAAACATACAAAATACACATTTACGCATTGACAACTGTGAATGTGAATAATATAATTGGGTCAGTTGTAAATAAGGAGTGTGATGAACAATGGATTATAAAGCTGATGTACGACTTATAAAAGCTTTGGCAGATGAAAATAGGCTTGCTGTATTGAGAGCACTGCAGGGCGGAGAAAAATGTGGATGCGTTCTTCTGGAAGAATTGCAGATTACTCAGCCAACATTATCTCACCACATGAAAATATTGTGTGATAGCGGAATGGTTGATAGCTGCAAAGACGGCAAATGGATGCATTATTCTTTATCGTTAGAAGGATGTCATAGGTTAAGATGTCTTGCAGATAAGTATTCAATAAAGGATGCAGATTTTGCTGATTATAAAAAATGCAATGCCGAAAATAGATGTAATAAATAA